TTCGTAAGACCAACAATCGCAGAACAGTTCTGGACTTCTATCACACCAACTCTAGCAACTGGTGGTAAGGCTATCATTACAAGCACACCAAACAGTGACGAAGACCAATTTGCATTAATATGGAAAGGTGCCAACAAGACCGAAGATGAGTTCGGTAACAAGACAGATGTAGGAAAGAACGGCTTTAAAGCATATCGTGCCTATTGGAATGAACAGCCCGGTCGTGATGAAAAGTGGGCTGAAGAAATGAAGAACCAGTTAGGACTAGATCGTTTCAATCGTGAAATAGGTTGTGAGTTTATCATCGCGGACGAAACATTGATTAATCCTAATACATTGATCATGCTTGAAGGTATAGAGCCTGTCAGCAGGTTGGGACAAGTACGTTGGTATAAACAACCAACTAAAGGAAATATCTATGTTGTAGGACTTGATCCAAGTCTTGGTACAGGAAGCGATCCTGCTGCCATACAGATATTCGAAGCCAACACTACAGAACAGATAGGTGAATGGAAACATAACAAGACTGAAATCCCCCAACAGATAAAACTATTAGCTGAGATTAATAACTATATTGTAGAACGAACTAACGAACCAAATAACATATACTATAGTTTAGAAAACAATAGTATTGGGGAAGCTGCCTTAATATCCCTTAATGAGTACGGAGAAACTAATATCCAAGGCATATTTTTAAGTGAGACTGGAAAAAAGCGCAAAGGTTTTAACACTAGTCATAAAGTAAAACTCACTGCTTGTGCTAAGTTTAAGACTTTATTAGAAACTAAAAAAATGAAACTCCATAGCAGAAGTCTTATTAGTGAGCTAAAAACATTTGTTGCTTTAGGTGGAAGTTATAGTGCAAAGGTAGGAGAAACAGATGATTTGGTTATGTCCACTCTACTAATTGTACGAATGTTACAACAACTTACAGATTTTCACTATGATTTAGAAACACAAATGCGTGATCACGAGGAATTGATAGCCCCACTACCCTTTTTTGCGGTTCTAAGCTAACCTTGGACTAAATATTACTATGGCCATCAATACAGAAACCAGAAATGAAAAGCTTTATGACTTTTTGAAGGCAAACGGCCTTGACCCTGTTCCTAAGGATAGTAAAAATGAGATAACAGCTATTCCAAAAACTGATGTTTTCAAGTTTTCTTATCCTAGCGAAAAAGATAAAGATAATACAGTATGGGCGACAATTGATGCTAATAATGCATTAACAGTGTATTATGATGATGAAACTACTGATAATGATTTCTTTAGATTTTTAAAGAGAATGAAAGACTGGGCACAACGCAAGCAATTAGAATTTAAACCAAAAAATAGAAACCATTTAGATAGCGACATGGCTAAGAGGGAATATATGAAACAAAAAGAAAAGTTGGGTGAAAGTTATTACCCAGTAGGTAAAAAGACAAGTTATAGCGATAGCATACCAAGTGTAAAAATTCTACTCATGCATACTCGCAACCTAGAAGAAGGAGAGCAACGCTTTCGTAATGTTGCAAAAATTTTCGTTGAAAATGTAAATGGTGAAAGATTTTTAGTACCTACATTGCGTCCTGGTATCGCTAGAGTTTACGCACGCCACATTGCAGAGGGCGGCACTCCTTACGACGAACGCGGTAAGCATATCACTACTGTTGTTGAAGAATATACAAAAATGGCAGGATTTGTTCGTGCCACTAAAAATGGTCAATTTAACGAAAATGCACAATTGCTTGTAAATGAAGGAATTGGACACTACAACAACCTACGTAGCACATTACAAACAATGACTACACGTAGGGGTTATAATAATTATTTTGATAGTTGGACTCCAGTTTTAAATGAAGAGACAGATGAAGATAGTAACATCAACGAATTGTTCGTACAAGAAACACTCGACCCACGTATCGAAAGTGTAATGCCAATACTTTCAAGACTACGCAAAAACTTAAAAGAAATGGATGAAGTAAAAGTACTTTCTGATTGGGCAGATCAATTGATTAATGAAAAATTATCTATTGATCCTAAAAAAAAGGTTGAGTTAGACGAACAAATTGATGAAGAAAGACAGAACCTTTACTTAGTTGTAGATAAAAACAATCCAGGTAATGCAGTAGGCATCTGGGACGGCCAAGTTTTCAAACCATTTGATAAAACAAAATTTCCTGCAGGAGTAATGGACACGGTACCTTCACAATATATGGTCGATAAATCTGCAGGTCCAGCTACATACAAGCAAATAGGAATGGCTCAAATAAAAGAAGCACCTGGTGCTGAAACTTTAGGTCATAATGAACGCACTGCTGAAAAGAATTTAAAGGCATTTGGTTTAGCAGAAGGGCCAGCAGACGCACCTGTTCACCCTGATCCCAACCAAGATGATAAACGTTGGGACGATGAAGAACCATCTGAAGAAGAAATAGATGAAGGTAGAAATGTAAAATATTTTTATGTAACAGTAGATGGAAAAGAAAAGTTTAAAACTAAAAATGAACTAGAGGCTCGTAATACAGCCAAAGAAATGAAAACAGATCCTTCTTTTGACGGAAAAACCATTGATGTTATCACAAAAAATGATTATGAAGTTCAAATAAACGAAAACGAAAACAGAGAATCTGGCCGCGCACTTAAATCTTTACGAAATCTTGCGATTATGAAACCAGAACTTACATATGTAAAGTTAGAAGCATCCGGACTCAAACAAATAGTAGATAACGCAATCAAAGCATGTAAAGACATGAAACAATACTATCGTAATAAAAATCAAACTCCTTATGCTCAATTTTTCTACAACTTAGAAAATGAAATAGAAAACTTCAAAAAAGGATATAACAGTGCAACTTACAACCCGGATGAAGATAAAATGACTCCTATTGAGTTATCTGATTTGTCAAGAGGCACTTTAGGTAAAATAAAATTTGAAGAAGGTGTAGCAGAAGATTTAGACGCTAACCAAAAGCGTGTAGGTCAATTAGGCCCAACTGAAAAAGTAGGACCAAAAGGCGCTGTAGGCAAATTAGTTGGCGCAAGCGAAAGTGTTGAATTGGATACCTTGAAAACACTTTCGGGAATAAAGTAATATTTTTTACACACTTTACGGTCATATATATTATTGACACACGTTGATATTCGTGTAGAATATCAATATGTGTCAAGTTGTCTCCGACAACTAACACAAAACACATTTAGGCTCAACTTAGGCATTTACAAAAGGAGATTATACTATGGCAAGTCTAGCAGATATCCGTGCCCGTATCGCGGCACAAGAAAGTAAGAAAACAGGTCAGGGTCAGCGCACCCAATCAGATAACGCAATCTATCCACACTGGAATATGGACGAAGGTACTAATGCTACTATTCGTTTTCTTCCAGACGCCGATGATAAAAATACATATTTCTGGGTAGAACGTCAGATCATCAAGCTGCCATTTAATGGCGTCAAGGGTGATCCGAACATGAAGCAAGTAGTTGTACAGGTCCCGTGTGTAGAAATGTATGGTGATAATTGTCCTATCTTGGCTGAAGTTCGTCCATGGTATAAGGATGACACTCTCAAAGAAATGGCTAATAAGTATTGGAAGAAGCGTAGTTATTTGTTTCAAGGTTTTGTTCGTCAAAACCCGATCGGCAATGATACTACTCCAGCTAATCCAATTCGTCGTTTCGTTATCAGTCCGCAGATTTTTAGTATTATTAAGAGTTCATTGATGGATGCAGAAATCGAAGAACTTCCAACTGATTATATGCGAGGTCTTGATTTCAATATTAAAAAGACTAGCAAGGGTGGTTATGCTGATTATTCTACTAGTAACTGGGCTCGTAAAGAAAGCCCATTGACTGAAGCAGAACAGGCTGCTATCGAAGCACATGGTCTTTTCAATCCTGCTGACTTCTTGCCCAAGAAGCCTAGCGAAAGCGAACTCCGTGTAATCAAAGAAATGTTTGAGGCTTCCGTAGATGGTAAGCCTTATGATAATGACAAGTGGGGTGCATACTATCGTCCTTATGGACTTGATGCACCTGCCGGTTCTGAAAAACAAGTTAGTGAAACACCCACTGTGACAGTAGCAGCAAAAAAGTCTGTGACAGAGGATGAAGAACCAGAAACAAAGAGTGAACCCGTAGTTGTTCCTAAGAGTACTTCTAGCGATAAGGCACAGGACATTTTAGCGATGATCCGTGCTAGACAGCAGAAGGGCTAATAAAGTTTGGGGAGAGGTAAAACTCTCC